GTAATCCCTCTTCACTTCGAGGACGCCAACTTACGTGAAATCGCTAAGTATGGCGGGTACTCAACCTACAGCTCTAACTCTAACACTGATCCTCATGTTAGAGAGAGTCTAAAATTATTTTCTCGAGACATTTACGAGGACATCCGTGGTTACACTCGCAGACCACAGGGAAACCCAGGCATGTACACTGCTTTGAAAAAGTTCTCTGGAGAGCGTAACACATTCGATGATCTCTCGCCATCACAAAAAGCTTCGATGCGTCGTTCAATCGGCAAAGCAAAGAAAGCCTTCAAGCTGCCATACAAGCGTGAACCGCTTGACTGGCACGAGGTGGGTCAATTCCTCAGGCGTGACACGTCTGCGGGATCAACTTTCATGGGAGCCAAGAAAGGCGACTGTATGGAAGAGATCTACCATGAAGCACGATGGTTAGGACACCGAATGAAACAGGATGGTAAATCCAGTTTCAATCCAAACAAGATGCGATTCCCGCCGTGTCTTGCGGGCCAGCGTGGTGGCATGTCTGAGATTGACGAGCCAAAAACGCGCCTAGTGTGGATCTACCCAGCAGAGATGCTTGTGGTCGAGGGGTTCTACGCCCCCTTGATGTATCGTGACTTTATGAACGATCCACATTCACCGATGCTAAATGGAAAGAGCGCGCAACGTTTGTACACCGAATGGTGTTGTGCGTTCAGGGATGGGGAAACACTCTATGGCATCGACTTTTCATCTTTCGATACAAAAGTACCTGCGTGGCTAATTCGTGTTGCATTCGATATTCTGAGACAGAACATCGAATGGACTACCTTTCAGGGCAAGCCTGTTGACAAGGTAGAATCACAGAAGTGGCGAAACGTTTGGGATGCTATGGTGTGGTATTTCATCAATACCCCCATACTTATGCCTGACGGACGTATGTTCCGTAAACACAGGGGTGTACCTTCCGGATCTTGGTGGACACAGATGATTGATTCAGTGGTGAACCACATTCTGATAGATTATCTTGCTGACTGCCAAGAAGTAGAGATCCGAAACCTGAGGGTCCTGGGCGACGACAGTGCGTTCAGAGCTAACAACCAGTTTGAGCTGGAAGTGGCAAAAATAGATTGTGAGCCGACTGGAATGATCATAAAACCAGAGAAGTGCGAAAAGACGAAGGATCCTTCGGAATTCAAACTACTGGGAACAAAGTATCGTGGAAATCATGTCTATCGTGATACCAGTGAGTGGTTCAAGCTCGCACTCTATCCCGAGTCTAGCGTGTATACGCTGGAAGTGTCGTTCACGCGGCTAATCGGACTGTGGATAGGCGGCGCCATGTGGGATAAAGTCTTTTGTGAATTCATGGACTATTATCAAACAAGCTATCCTGTACCTGAGGAGGGGTGGTTCTCCAAAGATCAGAAGCGATGGCTGGAAGTCGTTTTCTCAGGCCGTGCACCCAGAGGCTGGACTACAAAACGTAGTCTATTCTGGCGTTCAATCTTCTATGCCTATGGCTAGGAGTGACTCTAACAGTAGAGTGAATCATATTATCAGTGTAAACTGAGGTGTGTGAC